ATGCCTATGTTTGAAAAAGAAATTACATTAGAAGCAGTAGAGGAATTGAGAAAAGAGAAAAATGAAGAAATAGAAGCTCTTTATGAAGAATTGAAAAATGAAAAAAAGAACGTAATAAAAATTTATTATGAAAAAGAACTTTCTGAACATCAATTTGGGAAGAAAGTAAGGGAAAAGTGGCAGCAGAATTATAATGAAGCGAGAGAAAAATATAGCGAGAAAGAAAGCGAAATTCATACAAGAATAGAACGTTTGGTGAAAGATGTAGATGCCTTAGATATAGAGATAGATAAGATAAAGAAAGAATTCTAAAAGAACTGTAATATTGAAAGCACTCAATACCTTATGACATGATGCCTCTTAAGCAGACAGGGCAAATGACCGGATCTGCTTAAGAGAATCAGGGAAGTTAGGTATTGGGTGTTTTTTTAACCATTTTTTCTAATCGATGAATGAGTTTAAATGGTTGTTCTAATTGAAAAATGGTGTAATCACGTATAGCCTGTTCCATTCGGATTAAATCATCTAAGTTAATATGAGCTCGTCTTCCTTCGGGATCCTCAATAATATAGTATCGAACTGGCTCGGCATCGTGGGCTTTTTCTAAAATCTGTTCATCTGTATCATCAGTATTTATTCTTAAATATTTGAAACGCCTGTGCATAGAAGTTTTTGTTCCATCCTGTGATATTTTTAAATTTATAAATTTATAACCCAAGGCCTCCATAAGTGCATAACAAGCTATATCTTCATTTGTAGTAGATTGAGCTACGGCTTTGATATGGTCGGAATCTGTTTTATATTCACTTTCCCCTAACAAGTAAGATTCATTAACATGAAGAACTTTGGCAATTAAGTGGGCGTATTCAATAGAAAGAGTTCGACTTCCGCTTTCTATATAAGATATCTGTTTTTCATTGCGAGGTTTTCCGTTATTTTCAGGAAGAGCTATTATTTCTTCAATGAGTTGTTCTTGGCTGTATCCCATTTCTTTTCGGCATTCTGCGACTCTTTTTCCACAGAGTAACATTTTTTCAGTAGGTTGTGTTACTTTTGTCTTCATATTAATTCCTTTCAGATAAAAATGTAACGTAAAAATAGGTAACTGTGTTGTGGCTATTAAACCACCTTTATGTTACCATAATAGCATAAAAGAAACACATAGACAATAACGAAACGACAGAAAGGAATAGAATTTATGCAAAAAAGAATTGTAAAAAACGATTTTGGAATTGATGCAAAAACTGGACGCATTGAACAGGCATGCGCGCGATATGGCGTTGGGCGAAGCACTATGAGAAACATAGCTAAAGAAGCAGGTGCTGAGGTGAAAATAGGCAAGTGCTATTTAATAAATTTCTCAAAAGTAGATGCTTATATGGATAACATGTGTGAATAAGGCGGTGGAATATTTGGCGGCAGAAGCAAAAAACATGAAGGAATGGGCTTTGCATTATGCAGAAATGGGACTGGCAGTTTTTCCACTGGCTTGCAGAGATAAAGTGCCTGCAGTTGTAGACGGTTGCAAAGCGGCGACAACAGAGAGAACAACGATAGAACGATGGTGGGACAAAAACCCCCAGTATAATATCGGCATCGCAACCGGGAACAAATCAAGCGGTTTAGTCGTAATTGATTTGGATGTTGACAAAAATAAAGGGATTGACGGGTATGATGTATTAAGAGATTGGCAAAATAAACATGGGAAACTTCCAGAAACTTGGCAGAGCATAACGGGTAGAGGTGGCTACCATTATTTTTATAAAGACGCTATTGTACATTCTAATAGAGTAGGACTTTACGAGGGGGTTGATATTAGGGGTGAAGGGGGATATATTGTAGCACCACCTAGTGTACACCCTAATGGCAATATTTATGAATGGGAACAAGGACCGGAAGAATATGAAATAGCGCAGGTAGATAATATAGTTAATGATTTTTTAAAAGGTGAAAAACAGAGAAGAGATTCTGAGCATAAAACAAACTTTAAAGTGCCGGAGCTAATTCCAGAGGGAAAAAGGGTAGATACTATAGTTAGACTAATTGCGAGTTTACGTACTAAAGGGCTTGATGATGATGCGATTAAGGCAGCAGTTAGAGTAGAGAATGAAAAACGTTGCAATCCTCCTTTAAAAGAGAAAGAACTTGAAAAAGCTGTTTTTCCGGCACTTAAAAGAGATTGGCAAGTTAACAGTCCTTACTATAATAACTTCAATGCCATGAATGAGAATGATAATAAGTATGTGAACGAAGTTTTGAAGAAATTAAACGAACTTAATGCAGTAGAGCGATTTCCAATGAACGACAGGGGGAGCGCCGATTTGTTCGCAACTGTGTTTATGGATGTTAGTCGTTATAATCCAACCAAAAAAGACTGGATGTACTATGATGGTACACGTTGGGTAGCTGATCAGGAAGGCATGAGAGCTAAAAGAAATGCTAAGACGCTTGCAGACGTGCTTGTACGTTATTCTGCAACGGTATTTTTACCAGACGATAAGAGACAATCGTATATCAAGTATGCTGCTGGAATGATGAATTATAGAAGCAGAAATGTAATGGTTACCGATGCAAAAGATCTGAATTTTTTTGAGAACATGGAACTTGATAAAGATGATTTTCTCTTGAACTGCAAGAATTGTGTTCTTGATTTATCTGGTGATCAGCCGAAAGCGTTAGAACATAGCGCAGACTTGCTTTTATCAAAGCTATGTAATGCAAATTACAATCCTGCTGCCACTTGCACGTTATGGGACAAGACAGTTAATGAGATCATGCAGGGTGATACAGAAAAAATAAAATATCTTCAGAAAATGTCCGGCAGATTTTTGACAGGTGATACAAGCGAGGAAGAATTTTACATATTTTTTGGAGCTACTACACGAAATGGTAAAAGTACAATCACAGAATTACTGCTATATCTTCTTGGTGATTACGCAACTACTATTTCGCCGGAGTCATTGGCAATTAAAGCAAATAAGGACAGCCGGACAGCTTCGCCAGATATCGCAAAACTGGCAGGAACAAGGTTTGTGGTAGCATCTGAACCACCACGGCGAATGCTATTTGATTCTTCGCTAGTGAAAACACTGACCGGTCGGGATACCGTATCTGCAAGGTTTTTACATGAGAATGAATTTCAATTTAAACCCAAATTTAAATTGATTTTGAACAGCAATTATTTGCCTGTTATCAATGATAAAACCGTGTTCAGTAGCAATCGTGTGAAAGTGATTCCATTTGAACGACATTTTGCTGAAAAAGAACAAAATAAACATTTGAAAGAACAGTTGCAGCAGGAGATTGATGGCATTCTGAATTGGTGTATAGAGGGCTTGTATATGTACAGAAAAGAAGGATTAGAGCCGCCTGAAGCTGTACGTACCGCTACGCATGAATATAGTGAAGATTCAGATAAAACCGGAAAATTCATATCTGAGTGTCTTGTAAGATCAGAGCATAATTTAGCAGCTAAAGATGTGTATGAAAAGTACTCTCAATGGTGCAACGATTGCGGATTAGGAATTGATGGACGAACATCTTTTTACGAAGAATTAAAGACGAAGAATCTCTTGAGTAAGACAGGAACCGTCGCAGGAAAAACCGTCAAGAATGTTATCAAGGGTTACTCGTTTGTAGATGAAATATTTCATCCTGTTGATGGAAATTCAAAGGTTCCATTTCCTTGATTTTATTAAAATGTGCAGTTTGTGCATTTAGTATGTAAAGGGTAAAAAAAACTACTCTTATAGATATTTACATTCTATTTGCACATTTTGCACATTTAGGATTTTAAGTCTTTTGTAATGGATTTTATAGGCGGTGATCCGCCGGAAAGGATAATGAGTATGAAAATTTTAATTCAGAATTTATGTGAGGCTGTTGATTTTAATTCCGAAAGAATACAAATATTACTTGCGCCATATAACGATTCTCAAGCAAAAGCGGCAATTGTATATGGTGGATTCGTGTCGAAATCTTTTAAAGTTATGGGCACATATAAAAATGAGGAACGTGCAAAGGAAATTGCAGAGGATATGTTAAAAAAGAATGAAGATAAAGAAAGAGTCTATATCATGCCGGAGGAGTAACCAGTGAACGATAAAGAAGAATTAAAGCAGATATATGACATCTTCGCGGATTGCTGGAGGCTATACAAAAGGCTGTATCCTCCGAGCAGACCTGAAGACGATACATACTGGCAGGGAATGATGAAAGAATTAGAAGTGTTACGGAAGAATTATCATCATTCTCGGTTGTGTGAGGACCTTCTTTGTGCTGTTGTCAGGGATTTAGAAACAAAATCCAAAAGAAGTAATCCTGCTGCCAGTATGAAAGAGTAATGAGGGCGGTCACCCTTGTAATGCATCATATCATGCCAGACGGAACGGTGCAAGATGGGGCAAACATGTACCACAACTGTGGTCAGGTTTGATGGTAAAATATATGTAACAGGTAATATTTCATTGTCGCGGGGGTGATATTGGTGGTAGTTATTGCACTTTTGCTATTTGTGATTGTATGTGAGCTGGCGGCTATTTATGACAGACAAAATGGAGGAAAATGACATGGGAAGAAAGAAACAGATTTCAGATCAGAAACGCTTGCACAGGGAAAGAATGCGATTGCAGAAGGGCGTGTTTAGCTCTCTGGCTAATGCGATTGGGAATATTGGCGATCTTTATGCGGATTTCGTGCAGAGCGATGAGGTACGTAATTCCATGAAAGCTACAGCGGATAAAGCAATTGAATGCATGGATAATATCAAAGAACTTAACGAGCTGGAAGAACAGCTGAAAGCAGAAGAACAGGAAAGCGAGGGTGAGAATTAATGGAAAAAGTAGTAGTTCAGACCGGTGCGAAGACATACCAGATTACTGATCAAGACGGAAATGATCTGGACGTGTTCAGATTTATTCCTTCAGATGCAGGTATTTTAAAGAGGTATAAAGAGGCAGCAGCGTTTTTTACTGGAATCAATGACAAAATCAAGGACAAAGACTTCGAGGAAATTCTTCCAGATCTGGAAAAGGAAGCCGGGGAGAAGATTGACCTGTTGTTTGGTGCTCCTGTATCAGAGAGCTTCTTCAAGATTACCAGTCCGTTTACCATCCTTGACAGCGGTGAGATGTTTGCAGAGCAGATTATTGCAGTTATTGGTGGAATTATTGAAAAAGAGCTGAATGCCAGGGAAAAGGCGCAGCAGGAGCGGATGAAAAAGTATACTGAAAAATATACTGGATGAGAGCTTATGAACTGCCCACCTCATTAAATATTAATGGGGTGGCTTACACTATCAGAACAGATTTTAGAGCAATTATTGACATTCTTATTGCTATGAATGATCCAGATTTAGATCAACAGGCAAAAACATTTATTATGTTACAGATCTTGTATGAAGAGTGGCAGAATATTCCTTTTGAAGATCTGACAGAAGCATGTCAGAAAGCCTGTGACTTTATCGACTGCGGACAGGTCGATGACCCGAACAAACCGAAGCCCCGTTTAATGGACTGGGAACAGGACGGGGACATGATTGTTCCGGCTGTAAATAAGGTTGCTGGCAAAGAAATCAGAGCAGTGCCATATATGCACTGGTGGACGTTTTTTGGCTACTTTATGGAATCTGGGGAATGTCTATTTAATACAGTTGTCGGGATCCGCTCTAAAAAGGCGAAGGGTGAAAAGCTCGATAAATGGGAAAAGAAATTCTATCAGGAAAACAAGAATATTATTGATATAAAAACGCGTCTCAGCGAAGAGGAGCAGGCGTACAAGGATGCGCTGAATGAGATGCTTAACCTCAAATAGTTTGGAGGCAGATAGAACATGGCAGATGGTTCAATTATCATTGATACCAGAATAGATACCGGCGGTGTGTCGAAAGGAATGAATGCTGTAAAGGCTGGAATGACCAGAATATCCGCACAGGTATCGAAGATGGGCGATTCAGCAAAAAGTTCTTTCCAGAGGCAGATAACAGCGATAACGGACCTGTATCAGAATTATGAGAAACAGGAACGTAAAGTGTCAGAGTTGAAATCGAAGCTGGAAGAACTGAGCAAGGTCAAGATCGAGACAGAAGAATATAAAAAGCTCAAAGACGATATGAAAACTCTGGAAGATGAGTTTGAAAAGATAGAAGCGAAACAGCGTGAATGGCTGGACATGGGCTTTTCGATAGACTCTGCACCGCTTAAGGAACTTGACAAACAGATGGATGGTATCTGGGCAGATATTGACCGGTTACAGCGGAAACAGAAAGAGATGCAGGCAACTGGAAGGGCCTATGTGGATCCTACATCAACAGATGCGTATAAGGGTACAGCCGAGAAGTATAATACGGAGTCGCAGAAGCTGGAACGTATAAATGGAAGGCTGTATTCATCATACAATAATCTGAAAAACAAGGTTGAGGAATACCGACAGAAAAACAACCGGCTGACACAGGCCATGCAGAATCTTCAAAAGGCTGCTGCTCGTGTAGGTATGGTTGTAAAGAATATGGGTTCAGCATTGAGAAGTGCCAGTTCCTCGATTAAGAGCATGGTCTCAGCGATGAAAAAAGCTGTAGAGAACATGTTTAATCTGAACAAACAGACAAATCGGTCGAGAATGAGTCTTTCCCGAATGCTGGGAATGTCGTTGCTGTTTTCAGGGGTATTCCGGGCGATAAGTGCTGTCAGTGATGGTGTGAAGACCGGATTTGAAAATCTGGCACAGTATTCTAACAGTACCAATTCAGCAATCTCCTCTTTAATGTCCAGCATGACGAGGCTGAAAAACTCATTTGCTACAGCCTTTGCACCTGTTCTCACCGTGGTAGCTCCGATCATGTCAAGATTTATTGATATGATTTCCAGGGCAATCACTTATGTTGGAATGTTCGTTGCGGCACTGACCGGACAGAACAGCTTCGTAAAGGCGGTTGGTGTTCAGGAAGATTATGCTGCAAGTCTTGATAAGACCTCGAAGAATGCGAAAAAGGCATCAAAGCAGACAAAAGACTATCTTTCTTCGTTGGACGAGGTGCATAAAGTTTCAGCCAGTGGAAGCGCTGGTACAGATGATTCTGGTGGATACAAAGCACCTACACCGTCAGAGATGTTTGAAACGGTTCCGATTGTAAACAGTATTAAAAGGATTGCGGACAAGATCAAGAAGCTCATTAAAACTGAGGACTGGGAAGGTCTTGGAGCTTACATAGCCAGCGGAATCAACAAAGGGCTTAAAAAAGTCTATGATGGTATCAGCTGGAAAAAGGTTGGTCCTAAGATAACGAAATTCTGCAATGCATTTACCAGAACATTTAACAGTCTGGTAGATCATATTGACTGGGATTTGATGGGGCGGACCGTTGGTGCCGGTATCAACACGATTGTAAATACACTGAATCTTTTGATTACAGGAATTGACTGGAAAAACCTTGGTAAGAAATTTGCAACCGGAATCGCCGGCTTTGTTCGGGAAGTCAACTGGAACAATCTTGGACAGCTCATAGGAAACCGGTTCATGATTGCCTGGAATATCTTTAACGGGATGGTCCATAACCTTCCGTATAAGGAAATTGGACAGGCGGTTGCGGATGGATTGAATGGTGCTGTATCAAGATTTTCTCTTTCGGAAATCGGAGATGCACTGGCAACCGGATTAAATGGTGCATTCACATCATTGTACAGCTTTACAGAGCGTTTTGACTGGTCAGAGCTGGTAAATAACATTGCCGGTGGTATCAATACCTTTGTATCGGAATTTGACTGGAAAGCGAATGGACGTAAGTTGGAAGCCTTTCTGGATAATCTGTGCGGCTCCCTAGTGGATATGGCAGAGAAGACAGACTGGGAGGCCTTTGGAAAAGGTGTCGGAAATATGCTGACACAAGTTGACTGGCTTGGACACCTGAAGCAGGTGATAAAAGCTGTTGTCAAATCGCTTGGAGGCCTGTTTGATGGCATGGAGGCGAGCGGAACAGCCGGTAAGATAGCTGCTTTTCTTGGTAAAGCGTTTATTGCAGTGAAGATTGCAGATATAACGGGAATCAGTGACCTCGTAAAATTACTACTAAAGGCAATCGGAAAGAAACTGATCGGGTCCGAAGCAATCGGAGAATTGACCGGTAATCTGACTACTCTTTTAGGCAATGCAGTAAAAAGCGCGGCAGGAAGCTTTACTTCCCTTGCATCAGCCATTGCACCGTTGGTAGGCACTGCAGGGCTAATTGCTGGTGTGGGTGTTGCGGCAGCCGCAGCTACTTCTGAACTGGCAAAAATGGTGGAGACCATGCAGGGTGGTAATGGTGTTGGTGGTACATTTGGAAATACCATGGACAATTTTATCCAGACATTACAGCGGCGTGGTGATATCATATCTGGTTCCGCAACAGAAATCTGGAATCTGAAAGAATCTCTTGAGAAAGAGGGCATGACTGCTGAGGAAAAATCCAGTGCAACTCAGAAACTTATTGATAAGCTGGGTGAAATGGGCGTGACATCTGAGCAGGCAACACAGGCATTCGAGACATTGAGACAGAAGGGGCTCATTACAGATGATATGTTTGATATCCTGTCAGAATCCATTAAAACACTCGGCAGTGATACAACCAACATGGCAAGTCAGATTAATCTTGGAAGCCAGAGTGCTCAGAAATCCTATGATGATCTGAAACTTGTCATTGGAAATCTGACAAATCAGATGCATCTCGGAACAGATGAACAGGGACAGTTATTGAACGCACTGGAAAGAACAGTGGATTCTGGTGGTACTGCACAGGATGCATATAACAACGTCATGGCAGCAGTTAAGAACATGAGCGGAAATACTGAGACTGCTGCAAGAATTTTCTCAGAGGTCTTCCCGAATGCAGTACAGGTTACAAAGACCAGCGTAGACAAAAATATTGTTAAAGCACAGCAGACTGTAACGACTTCTACGGGAAAGATGAAGACAGATGCAGAAACGAACCTGGCAGGGATGCAGAAAGCCGCTGAGGACGCTTCCGGCGGGGTGAACACAGCAACAGTGACAAACTGGGGCAATTCAGCAGCGGAGGTGGATAAGAACCTTGATCAGATGAAGCAGCATGCAAATCTGAAGCTTGGAGAGATGCAGAAGACAGTAGATAGCCATTTCTCCGGTCAGTACAATACCATGACCAATAAATGGAAATGGGCCGGTGAACGTATTGCACAGATAATTTCTGAGATGATCCGGAATACAGAAAGAAGCCTGGAAGGTCTGGCACGAGAGATGAAGTCTATCGGAACGAGGATGGGAAACAATCTGGCAAATGGAATTTCAAATGCAACCAGTGGAATCACAAGGACATTGAACAACGTTGTTGGAAAAGTGAACAGCACGATAGGAAATATCAACAGTGCTTTGTCTGGAATAGAGAGTGCATTCAGTTTTTCTTATGATGTAACGGATCCTACAGGTAACCGGAGATGGGGCTATTACAATATGAGCTTGCCACGGGTAAATACAATCCCATACCTGGCAAAAGGAGCAGTCATTCCACCGAGGTCAGAGTTTTTAGCGGTTCTTGGTGATCAGAAGAACGGACGTAACCTTGAAGCACCAGAGGGAGTTATTAAGGATATCATTGATGATGCATTTGCAAGACATCAGCAGAATAGCACTGGAAATGTCAGATTTACCGCTCAAATCAATCGCAGGACGGTGTTTGATGAAATTATTGAAGAGGCAAAATTAAGACAGAGTACAAGCGGCAGAAACCCGTTTGAATTAGCATAAAACAATCCCCTGTCATACAAAAAAGTGTGGCAGGGAGAACACAAGGAGGAATTAAATGCTTACCAGGGAAGCAACTTATGAAGATTATGGATTTTCAGAGGAAGAAGATAAGAAATTTAATGAGTTTTGTCGAAAGCTTGAAATGAGGGACAAGATATTGTTGTTACAGTGCGCAGCAGAAGTGTATCCGAACGTTTGTGATGAACTTTATTGTTGTATCGTAATTGGAATGAGCTATGACAAGATGAATAAAAAGAACTTTGTTCCACTTGATCGTAAAGATTTCTATGCATACCGGAAGAAAACGCTGGCTGTGTTCCGGGCGGCATTAAAGGCATGTAATAGATATCCGTTCTAAAGGTTGGAATAGAACCTGTTAAAACCGTCTGTTTTTATGTATTGGAAAATATCATTGATTAGTTAGGGGTGATTACTATGGCAAAAGGTATATCAGCAGAAGCACGTGAGGACATATTAGTACAGGCATTTTTAACGTGTCCAAATATAAGCGAGATATCCAAAAAGACGAAGATTCCCAGACCTACAATTTATACTGTGATTCATTCAGACAGCTTCCAGCGTAAGTATTCTGAGGCAAGAAACGAGGCCGTAACAGGAGCAATTGCATACCTGCAGGGAAAACTTGGAGAATGCGCAGCAGTGTTGGTCAATACAGCCACTGATACGGAAGTGCCGGCACAGATCAGAGTGAACGCGGCTAATGCAGCATTGTCACAGTGCTCTCAGTGGACAAAGAATGTAGATGTGATTGAACGTCTGAAAGCTATGGAAGAATTGATGTCACAAGTAGAACAGGAACAGAAATCACAGCGGAGGCGGACATAATGAATATACAAGCAAGATTAAAGCAAGCAGAAGAACGGGCTATGCTATTGCAAAAGAAAGCAAATACTATTCACTTGATCATGGTAAAGCCTGTTCCCGGAAAGGAAAGACTTTATACAATATTGGGCGAAGATGGTATTTACAATGAGAAGAAATTGGCTGAATTTCAGCAGAAGTATAGCGTTGTAACGACCATCATTCTTAATATTCCACGTTTGCCAGAGGAAGGAGTATTAAATGCCGAGAAGAAATAAGCGTGTAACGATAAGGGCTACAAGCGTGCCGGAGTTGCATCAGTGGTTGAGAGCTTGCAAAAGGGAAAATGCCAGAAAGAAATCACAGGGGCATAATGGGACGAAGAAACAGACAAAGGATTTGCATATTTAAAGGCGGTGGTGAATCATGGGAAGTCCGTTGATTAAAAGGCTTGATGCTTTATACCAAAGAGCTCAGATGGTAATGAAAGTGCAGGCGGATCATGCTCCGTTTGTGTCTATAGCTCCATGGAGTTTTATGAAAGATGAATGTATCGTGAAATACTATCCGGAAGGAAATTATCAGAAGCCAGAACGGATAACAGTTACACTACATGGTGCGCTGGTTATGGCCCAGTATTACTATGAACACGGTTTGTATGTTCAATTTACAATGAGTATGTGCATAGAATGGTTATTTTTGTTTGTTCGAGATGATCCTCGATATTCTCCTGAGCAGCAGAAGGCATGGTATACCAAGAACACAGAAGAATATCCGGAAATAAAAGCCATGTTGGAAAGCGAACAGCGGTTTGAAATTATTGGAGCATTACGAAGAACACCACAGAATTTCAGGTTTATGGGATTTCCTGATGATATTAAAGATGATTACAAATTAATGGATTCTTAGACAAAATGCCGGGGCATGAGCTGTGATGGAAGCAATAAATACAGCAATACGAGGCTAAAATAGGGCAAGAAATGATTGCAGAGTGTTCGAGGTAAAACTGTAAGGGTAAGTAAATAAAAGGGATAAATGAGCCGATAAGACAGCGAGAAAGGATAACGTTGATATTTGACGGAGATTTTGCTGCTGTATCTGTCGTTTAAGGTGCTTCCACCATTTTAAGGAACGATGATATTAATTTTATGAAGAAAGGCGTATAGATGAACGAACTTGTTTATTTAAAGAATGATGAAGCAGTGTGTGATAGCTTGCAGGTAGCTGAGAAGTTTGGAAAGAGGCATGACAAGCTGATAGCCGAAATAAGAAGAATGTATGGAGAGTTGATAGGAAAAAGAGGTGTCCAAAATGGTGGAGCGAAATTTTTCTTCGAATCAACTTACGAGAACCGTGGAAAACGATATCCTATGTTTTTAATGACGAGAGATGGATTTTCGTTGTTGGTAATGGGGTTTACCGGGAAAGAAGCTCTTGAATGGAAATTGCAGTATATCCGGGCATTTAATCAGATGGAGAACTTTATCCGTGAGAAATCTACTCAGATGTGGATTGAAACCCGGAAGGCAGGAAAGCTTACCAGAAAGGCAGAGACGGATACGATTCAGAAACTTGTGGAGTATGCAAAGGGGCAGGGAAGCAGTCATGCAGAAATGCTTTATATGACTTATACCAGACTGGCAAATAAAATGGCAGGAATCAATAAAAGGGACGAAGCTACGGTGATGCAGCTTAATAACTTATCTTTAATGGAAAATATCATTTTGCATGAGGTCGATCTGGGAATTATGCAAGGGAAACACTATCAGGAGATATACAGGGATTGCAAGAAACGACTTGAAGCGGTGAAAGATTTAGCATACCTCGAAGCGGTATAAGAAGAAAATAGGGATAGTAAGAGATATGGGTGATTTGCAACGGGAAATTGACAAATTCCTGAAGCTGGCATATAATATACTTATCAAGACAGCCAGTAAGGGAAGTCAAGGTTCCCCGTCCTGGCAAATATGTTTAGCTAAGATTTAGCCGCCTATTCTTTACCAGAGAGCAGGGCGGCTATTTCTTATTCTTACTTTTCTTTTAATTTCCCAAATTATAAATTCATCTTGCTGAAATCAATATACAAATCATCATAAATTCCAACTTTGATTGTGTCGGAAAAGGTGTACTGTTCGGAATCACTGGTATCAAAATTGTAAACCAGAATCAAGTTTTTGAGTGGGTCCACAATCCAGTATTCACGTACACCGGCGGTACGGTACTTGAACAATTTTGTAAAATAGTCCATTTTCCTGCTGCCTGGCGAAACAATTTCTACAATCCAGTCAGGAGCACCGGTACAACCTTTATCGTTGAGTTTGTTAGGATTGCAGATTACGGAGATATCTGGTTCTACATAGTTTTTATCATTCTCATTCAGGAATACGGCAAACGGGGAAACATAGGTCTTGCAGGAGCCACCTTTAGCGTCAATATAGTCAGCGATCTTCCGATAGAGTGTTCCAACGATGTCCTGATGCTTTCTGGTAGGCGGTGCCATGTAGTAGATCTGACCGTCAATCAGTTCTGCTCGGGTGCCTTCCGGTAAATTGTAAATATCCTCGATGGTATATTCCTCATGTTGTGGTAATGGCATAGTAACACGTCCTTTCTTGAAAACCTGTTAAAATATTATGTTTGAGATGTTGTTGCCTGTTGGAAATCAATAATTAAATCATACCCCATTGCTGAAAGAACTTTTTGTGCATCCTCAAAACCAAAGTTTTTTTTGTTGAGGAGTTTGGTGAGCCCTTGAGGTTTGATGTTTAATTGTTCGGCAATTTCTCTTTGTGATATTTGTTTTTCAAGCATAAGTTTTTTTATCTCAATAACGATTTGTTCATTATCTTTGTATTGTATAGCCATGATGCACCTCCTTATAAACAAAGTATAATAAAAATAAGGTTATAAGTCAATCAAAAAAGATGAAAAATAATACAAAATATATTACAAAACGGTTGACAAGTAACCCGAAATGGGTTATACTATAATCAGTTCAAGGGAACAGACAACAGCCGGGAGAGCCGAAAGCCCCCAATACTTCAAGCCATATACCTGTGAGAATCGCAATAGGGCATATCAATAGTCAGGAAGATGCTTGAAGGGCTGAGAGACCTTGAAAAGCAAAGGAGGACAGCAATATGAAGTACAATCTCAGCAAGATCATGTTGAAAGCATGGAAAGTTTACCGCAAGACAAAGAATATCAGCTTTGCAGAAGCACTTCACAGAGCATGGTTATCTGCAAAAGCAGAAGAAATCAATGCAAAGAGAATCGAAGATGCGAAACATGCAGCAGGAATCACAGAGGAAACCAATACCTTTGCTAAGTGGAAAGAGCTTGGTTACAAGGTAAAGCATGGAGCATCAGCATTATTCGGATGTTCTCTGATCTGGGGAAGCAGAGGAGACGGGGCAACATACAAAGCCAGTTTCTTTGGAAAGTCTCAGGTAGAAGCAATTTAATAAAAAAGCCCTTACCAGAGCGGCAACTCTGATAAAGGCAAAGTAACCCGACAAACGATCAAAATTGAGGGGCTGTGCGTATTATAACATACTCATTCCCCTCAGACAACAAAAGAAAGGAATGGACAGAATGATATCAGTAATGGACGTTCTTATGATTTTCTTTGGTGGGTTTATATCCGCAAAGGTATGTGACAGTATTCGTGAGTTAGAGAGAGGAGAATGAGAAATGAGTAAAAAGGAAGTATTAAAGGCAGAAGAAGCAGTAGAAGTGATGCAGGCCACAGGTGTTCCGGCACAGGAGACAGAAGGTGTAGGTGCGGTCATGGCAACGGAGATTATTGCGGATCTTAAGAAACAGCTGGAGGAAGCAAAGGAAGAAGCGAAAGAATGGGAAGAAAGTTGGAATATGTGTCGTGAGCAGGTTCGAGCATTGTCCAGGCAGTCAGATATTATTAGTATGGTGTTAAGGATGGACGATGTAGAACTATTAGATTTAGCTTTTGGATTTGTTAGAGGATGTTATAACCAGCAGATTAAAAAGGAACAGGAGGGTGAGAAAAATGGAATATAAGAAGAAAGAAATCATTGAGATGGTTGAAAAATGCACGAATAATCATTGGATAGAAGTGATTTATATATTTGTGAAAAGACTGTTGAAATAGGGAGGCTAACATGGATTATAAAAAAGAAATTGAAAATTTTCTGAATGAAATCCAGAGCGAGAAATTTCTGAAATTTTTATATAACGTAATTGTCTCATTTAAGAGACAGTGGGGGTACTAATATGGATTACAAGAAAGAAACTATTGAGATACTACAGAAGGTAAATGACGATAGCTTGCTTGAGTTCTTCTATAGATTCATTGCCAGAGTAATAAAAAATAGAGGATATTAATATGGACTATAAAAAGAAAATCATAGAGATGTTAGAGAAAGCAGATTATGACCAAACATACACAATTTTCAGATTTGTGTGTAGCTTTCTTGGAATTAAATAAGACAATCAGGGGCGGCGGACTGCTGCCCTATTACCATAGAAGGAAAGGTGATACCATGGCAAGAATCCCGTCAGGAATGCGCAAAAAAGAAAACGGATTGTTCGAAAAGCGTTTTACCGTAAATGGAAAGCGTTACAGTGCCTATGGCCATACTGTGAAGGAATGTACTGACAATGAAACAGAAATCCGCGAAGCGATAAAGGCAGGGCTGTATAGTTCCAACAAAAATATAACTCTGGATGCCTATTTTGATGAATGGGAAAAGTCCAGAATCGGAGTCGTAAAGAATAGCAGTATCAATGAAACTCGATCAAAATATGATAATCATATTAAACTGGCACTTGGAAAAACAAAGATACAGAAAATTGAGAAACGGGCGGTATTGAAGTTACAGCGAGAATTATCACAAAAGCTTTGCGCATCAACGACAAATAGTGTTTTAATTATCTTAAAATCAGTGCTAAATGAAGCTGTCAGAGATGAAATCATTATCAAAAATCCTGCTGCCGGTGTAAAGCCGCTAAGAACCGATGACAGACCTAAAGCAACTGAAACCATTCACAGAGCCTTAACCAGAGAGGAACAGCAAATATTTATGAAAGAAGCACAAAAAGAATGGCTCTATGAATTTTTCTGCTTTTCGCTTTGCACCGGTATGAGAATCAATGAGATCAATGCCCTGAAATGGTCTGATATAGACTACATCAACAATATGATCCACGTCACTAAGACCATATCCAGAAAAAAGGGCGGTGGAATCGAAGAAACATCGCCTAAATCGCAGACCAGCAAACGTGATATTCCTATGAATGATACGATCAAAAAGATTCTGCAAATGCAAAAAGACAAGATCACTCTGGTTTACGGCGATATTTTTGTAAAAAAAATAAGCAACCCTATTTTTATTGGCAGCAGAGGAGCGACAGCAGTCTCTTCACATTCCGTAGGTTATTCTATAGATAACGTTTTAAAAAGACTCCGGCAGCAGGGCATAGAGATCGAAAGATTTACTCACCATGCTTTTAGAGACACTTTTGCAACCCGTTACATAGAAGAGGGCGGAAATATGCAGACATTAAAAAAGATTCTGGGACACAGTTCCCTGGCAATGACTGCAGATCTGTATGCTCATGTCTTGCCAGATACAAAACAGCAGGAAATGAATCAAATTGAAAGTGCATTTATCGGGGTAGCAGTCTTGTGA